CTGGAAGTCGATGCTGGTGAAGTCGGCGTATTGCGGGGGCTTGATACGAGCCCCCGGAGGGGTGACGCCTTTGAGGAGATATTTTTTGACGAGTGTGTTTATATCACTCTCGTCCTTAAATTGTTGTTGCGCCATGGTGGCGCCCTCGATGGTTTTTACTGGGGGGCGATTGGTTGAGAACCGATTCTTGATCATGTTGGGAGTCTCCTTGATTTGTTGAGTGAGTTTTTGATTGAGTTTTTGAATTTTTTTTGTGCCTAATTTTGTGGGTTTAAGTGAATTTTTTTTCATGTTTGTTTTTTGAGTTCAGTGAGTGTGATTACGAGACGTTTTGTTAAATCGATGATATCGCCCGATTGTTCATCGAGAGTAGCTAAGTACCACAGCTCGAAGTGTTGAGGGAATTGAGCGAGCTGGGATTTCGGTTCGTTGAGAACCGTTTGTATTGCACGCGTGGCTTCCACGACGTGCGGAACCCAGAACGGGTTCCTGAAGTTGTCCATTTGCAGATCCTTGATAGCATAGAGTTCTTGCATGTTTTCCTTTTTATCTGCGGACGCGTTGCGTCCTTGATGTTTTCCGGATTTTTGCGTTCGCAAAAATTCGGTTATTTTAATGATGGCTACCGAGATAGGGATGAAACTTGACGTTTTTTTACCCTTTCTTTTACCGCAAGTCTTTTGAGCGTATTATCTGGTGCCATTTTTTCAGCCGCTTTTTGGCGGCTTTCCGAAATGATAGCATATTCGGTGGGGTTTGTGAGCTCGTATTTTGAACCATAGTATTTTGGTGGCCTTATTTTCATACCTCCACGGATGACCTGATAATCATGGGGGAAAATATCGTCCTTAAATTTCTCGTACCAAGACGCCCCTATTCCGGGGCGTCTGGACATTCGGACGAATTCTGGAGATATACCTTCCCGTTTATAAAACGAGGCTGTTTTCCCGAGCTTCTTTTGCATGATGTATCGAGCCACGTAGGCCGCTGATTCAAAGGTGACTTCGCCAACTGATACATCACCAAGGCCCCATAGAGCTTTAAGAGATTCCGAATCAAAGAGCGGGCTATCGCCCTGTGTATTCGGTTTCGGGGTGAGGTCGGTGAACGCATGGTTAAACACGCATGCGTGATAATGCGGGCGACCTTTTCGCTCGCCATACTCGCCACACGCAAAGAAACGGATTTTGGGACCATACTTTTTCCTAAGCCTTTTGAAAAAGAGTTGAAGGTCCCGAGGATATAGGACCGGTTTTTTGCTTCCCCAAGTGAGATATTCATCGGAATAGGTAAGCGTAATGAAGCAATTATTTTCATGCATCTGTGCTTCATTTACGCATCGTATAGCATTCTGCCGGGAGCGTTCCAGGCGGCATCCAAAGCACCTTGAACAGGGTACCCTTACTGGTTGCTTAGGGTCTCCGCCATTTTTCAGACCCGTCAGAGGCGTCTTGCCATTTGCATTTTTTCCTTTCAGAGATTTATACAGAATCATAGGATGGTAGCACGTCATAATTGCTCCCATGAAAAAGGCCGCCGGCGAAGCCGGCGACCTTTTTTTTGTTGATATGGAATGAGGAATCCTACAGGCGAATTCCACCGCGCGAGACATGCGTTTGGAAGTTGCGTGTCTTGATGCGGCCGCCGCGGCGAAAGTTTTTCTTGCTCTTGCCGCGGCTCATCCTTTTGCGAAATGCCATTTGAAATCACCACCTTCCGGTTGCCCCGTCTTTCTTACCACGGGTTGTTGAATTTTTCCATTCTTGCTTGAGCCATTGCTTGCCTTTTTCAAGCAGTGATTTGGGTTTAGAGGTGTCCAGGATGGACCCTGGGATTTCCCATAGTTTACTTTGCACCTTCTTTTTCTGCAAGTCGTAAGCGCTTGAGGTGCCTTGATTTCTAATCACATCGAGCTGCGCCTTTGTATTGGCGATTTCAGCATCGAGTTTTTGCGCGGCCTGTCCTTGCATGCCGACGCGATTTTTGGCCTCCTGGAGTCCAAGCAGCTGTGCCTCCAGCTGCGTTTGGGTTTCGATGTTTGTTTTTGTCGCTTGCTGCTTTGAAAGATTTGCAGCACTATTTGCGTTGTTGGTATTGGCCTCGATGAGGGCCAGCTGGGCTTTTAGCCCTGCACCCTGCAACGCTTTTCCGGCGACGTCCGGTGACGCCGCCTGCGCCGAGGCGCCAGGAGGGGAGGCCGAGCCTCCCAGTTTTGAGGATAAGATAGGATTCAAGCCCGCTTTTTTAAGGTCTTCCACTTCGCGTTGGTGTGCGGTGTTCGCCATGCGTTCTTGAAAGTCCATTTGCTTGGATGAACTCCAAGCATTAAAGGCCGAGGACGCAACGCCCTCGGCCAACGCTGCGCCGCCCGTTATTAGGGCGGCTCCTGTTATTGGGTCCATTTAGAACCTGCCCAGCTGCGCCGGTACAGAGTACACCGGCATTACTTTGGCGCAGGTGTATTTATTGAAGCAGTCCATGAGAATTTCCGGTTCCGTATCGACCGCAACCACGCGGTCGATCGGAGGCGCATCCTGAATGAAGGATGCATTTAGCGGAGGAATGGCGGAGAACTCGGTTGCCAGATGCCAAGCATCAAGGGTACCCGTGGCGTTACTCCGAAACTTGGCGGTTACCATGGACGGGAAATAGCGGTATTCCGCCCAGCGCTCCTGATAGCCGAAAACGGCATTGGCGTTGGTTCCTGCATTCGGATAGAATATTTCCTTGTTTAATACCGCCTGTTCGCCCAAGTGGGCGAGAGCGGGAAGATAGAAGTCGAATCGGGTTTTGCGTGACCAGAGTTTCCGCATGCCTTGCTGATAGGTGATGTCGGAACGGACATTGACAAGACCAATTATATAGCCGTGTTCCGTGAACGACTTATTGAATCCGGCATGCGACGTGAATGTTCCATAAGCCGCCAGATTTCCTTGCGGCGTTGCAGCCGATTCGCTGGTTTGGGGTACGTTGCTCACAGAGATACGTTGCGAGCTGCCGCCCAGATATTCCGGCCTTTGCAAGCGAAAGTCCGGATTGGTGACTTTGAAATGGGCTTTGATGAGCTCGGTGTACCGCGTTCCGCCCCTTGCATCTCTTTCGAGTATGGACTGGAAGGCGAACGCCTGACGGAGCTGATTGATAGTTGCGGCCGAAGCGGAAGACAAGTCCGCAATCATGCCGCTAAATCCGGATTCCTGAGTCAATCCGACCGTTTTTGTCTGGTCGGGATTTCCTGTTCCCGGATTGGAGAAGACATTGGTATTAAAGGCCTGATTGGTAACACGCATGTGACCATCGGCCGAGTCGAGATATATTCCGAAGTCTTCTCCAAGGCCTGGACGATAGGACAGGCCTATGGTTTTTCCGTCTCCGATAACGGGAGCGGATAGGCCAAGGGGCAGTTCCACAGCATCCCCTTTTTGTGGCCAGGGCAAGCAGCTGGTGAAGTAGTCGTGCCTTTTGCCACGCTTTAATAGCGTGTATATGCCGAACTGATCCGGTCCGTCGGTTTTGGGTACCACAACGGAATCCTGAAGGTTTTCGTCCCGAAACCATTCGTTCCAGATGAGATTGTAACAGCGCAAGGGAAGCGCTGAAGGACAATCCTCCGGAGTGTTGATGTCCACTTGAGTGGGCAATCCGAAATAGTCATAGATGGAGCCTTCCGTGAACTGTATGTCTCCTTCCGAATCACTGATGATGGGAATTTCGAAGTCGGTCGAATCGGCCGGATCGTCCTGGGCGCCGTTGAAGCGCTCCCAGTTTGTCCAGACCAACCGATTCGGAACGAAGAAGAAGAAGGTGTCCAAGAAGATGTTATCCATCAGCGGGAAGATGAGCGTGGACAGCCTCGCGAAGATGGTCGACTGGAGATGATTCGTATCTCCCGGGAGCACTTCATCGAGGAAGTAGGGAATGAGATAGGCGGAATCGAATGTGGTTTTGTAGCCATGGTCTTTTTTGAAGACAGACCGTTCGATTTGCGGAGGCGGAACCTGGGAGAAGTTATGGTTCATGACTGATGGATTTCGCATTGCTCTTCCTTTGAATGTTTGTTTTTAAGCTAAAATTGCGGTAACAATTAGTTATATAGCTTTCGATTTGTGATTACTGCACAAATCTTGTTTTTTTGAGTGACATTGCGCAACCGTTCGGTTGCTTGGTGTCACTCAGACCCATTACATCAAGAGGGGTATGGGTCAGTGCACAGCTGTGCAGTGCTTTTTTACGATTCGGGGGGGCGTGCTGCCCCCCCTGTAGCGGCCTTAGCGGCCTGTTTAACGAGGTCGGTTTGCTCGACCCCGTTTGCTGCGTTGTAAGCGTCTTCAGCCGCTTTTTGGGCATCCGCTGCCGCTTTGATGCCCTCGGGCGTCATCTCCTCTTTGTCGATGAGCCCGTATTTTACCGCTTCAGCTTCGTTCGCGGGATTTTCCAGCCACCTCAGGAGCTGATAGGGAGAGTTTTGGAATTTGCTTCGGAGGCGAGCCGGTAAAGACTGGAAGTTGAATTGCACGTCTGCAATTGTGTTTTGCATCTCCTGGAAGTCGATGCTGGTGAAGTCGGCGTATTGCGGGGGCTTGATACGAGCCCCCGGAGGGGTGACGCCTTTGAGGAGATATTTTTTGACGAGTGTGTTGATATCACTCTCGTCCTTGAATTGTTGTTGCGCCATGGTGGCGCCCTCGATGGGTTTAACTGGGGGGCGATTGGTTGAGAACCGATTCTTGATCATATTGGGAGTCTCCTTGATTTGTTGAGTGAGTTTTTCATTGAGTTTTTGAATTTTTTTTGTGCCTGATTTTGTGGGTTTAAGTGAGTTTTTTTTCATGTTTGTTTTTTGAGTTCAGTGAGTGTGATGACGAGACGTTTTGTTAAATCGGTGATATCGCCCGATTGTTCATCGAGAGTAGCTAAGTACCACAGCTCGAAGTGTTGAGGGAATTGAGCGAGCTGGGATTTCGGTTCTTGAAGAACCGTTTGTATTGCACGCGTGGCTTCCACGACGTGCGGAACCCAGAACGGGTTCCTGAAGTTGTCCATTTGCAAATCCTTGATAGCATAGAGTTCTTGCATGTTTTCCTTTTTATCTGCGGACGCGATGCGTCCTTGATGTGTTCCGGATTTTTGCGTTCGCAAAAATTCGGTTATTTTAATGATGGCTACCGAGATAGGGATGAAACTTGACGTTTTTT